CGGTGCTTAACGGAGGTAAACTGGGTAAAGATTTTGGTGTAAGCCTACCACCGGTAGCATCACGAACTCCTTTGATAACTTCGGGATTGGTACTTGCTCCATATATTTTTGGAGCTTCTGTGATCTGTGTTACACTATTGCCGCCAGTACTACCTTTTGTTTCATAGGTAACACTTTCAAAACGTACACTGATCTGCCAAGATATTGCTTCACTGGCACTGTAATCCAGAGTATCATGTTGTACATCTATTATTTTTGGTTTCCATAGAGTAGCGATACTTTCTGTTTGTATATTAGTTCTATCGTCATCTGCTCCATAGAATCTTGAAATTTCTATTCTATCTATTACTGCATCAGAGTCCTGTAGCTTCAAACCAAAACCATCAAAAGTATTTCTGACGCTGCCACTTAGTGGTCTAAAGCTGTTAGACACTTGACCTAGATAACTTACAAGGAAGTTTTGAAATCTATTATCTTGTGTGTCATAGAAAGAAATACTGATAGGTTCAAAACTTATTTTAGTTGGCACTAATTGCCTAACGTTCCATGAGTTAACAACCTCAGTATCTATGCTGTATTTTGGTAGTTCTATTGATTTTAAGCAATCGTAAACGTATCTTGCTTCGGCAACCTTTGAACTATAAAAAGCCACTTGGAAATGATACTTTAGGCGCGGAGCCTTGTCCGCGCCTAAACCATACCACTTCATAGCGTCAGTTAATGCCGCCATTTACTTTCCTTAAACTGCGTTCTGGAATCCTGAACCCGTCATACTACCCTGAGTTAGGGCGCCACGGTCACTGGATCCAGCAGAACCTGGGTGAATATCAGCGTTATCATAACGGATTTGTAATGTAATTTGCATTACATCGCTGGTTGCATAATTGTTTTCACCATAATTTGCATTTTGAATAAAACAACCATTCAAACTCCATGTTTCGATAACTGTTCCAGGTTGGCTACCGTCTAATTGTTCGATAACAATACCAAACTTATAGTCTTTGCCAGCTGCCGGTGCGCTTTGTAAACCATGATTCAATTGCTTTTGCAATTGAGCGGCTACATCACGACTTACACCGTTGTTCATGTCGTCTCGTAAAGTAATTGTAATTGGTTCCCATGTATGTTTTGCAGCCAAATATGCTCGGCTGTTATATGCATCAATGGTAACTTCGTCGTGTGTCACGCTGGGGCGTGTAACACTGATCACGTTTTGTGTGAAATCGTTACTGCTAGCGCCGGCGCCAAAGTTATACATGTTTACGCGAAACCTGTATTGTAACTTAGGCATCATAATGACGCTGGTGCCGCCTGCTGGTACGCCGAATTGTGTTAAATCTGCCATCTCTTATCTCCTTGGGCTAATATATTTATCAAGCTGATAACTCGCCTGTGTTGACAACACGAATTGGGATGTAGATAAATTCAGCAGCCTTAACTGGTTCAATCGCTACGTCTATCCACAATTCATTTCTATCAATTCTAGCAGGTGTGTTGTTTGTTTCATCACAAACAACGATAAAGTCATAAATTGCTCGCTTGCTGATCATGTCTGCAAGGAAGCTATCAAAAACTTGTTTAGCATTGGCTCGTGTGATCTTATCGTTGGGTTCAAATATGAACGGACGAGCTAATGGATCAAAACGTTCACGTAGGTGAGCTAACAAACGTCCTACGTTAACGCGATCTAGTGCGCTGGCAAAACTCTGCATTGTACGTTGACCAAAGACGTATAGACCTTGACCAGGGAAACGTGTGATTGGGTTAATACCCATTCTGCTTCCGTCACCATACAACGTATCACGTTGTCCATTTGTCAATGCTACTGGTACGAATTCACCTTCTGCACTAATATAACCTACATTACTTGCGTTAGTTACAACACCACGTGTCAGACCAGCCGGAGCAAACCAGGGATAAGCAACTTGGTCGTTGTATGCATAAGTCCTTAGAACAATGTGGCTTGCTGGTACTACTACGTCATTACCATCTAAGTCGCTGGTAAAGCCGCTTGGGTAGTAGCATGCTGCCTGTGCGCTGGTTGATGTAATACCACGTTCGCCGTTAGTAGCTGCATAGTTACCGCTCATCCAGTTCAACAATTCTTGACCCTGTGGTTTCAATCTAAATGGTGTGTCTAAAATAATAAACGCTGTTTCTTTACGATCTACATTTAAAGAAACCATTTCATCTAGTAACTCTGGGTAAGCAGGAGCCGCAATCAGTGTGAAGTAAGTCATTTCTTCACGGATCTGTGTGTTTTCATTGACCACAGATTGCATAGCACGTACGACCGCACGACGTTGCGCCTTACGGAACATATATGGACTACCATCTTCTTCGTTACCGCTGAATGTGCTCCAGCCTTTGACTACTGTTTCACCGTCACCTAGAACTACGTCACCATAGATCTTAACGTTGCCTGTGCTTATTGCACTGTTCCATAGTAACATACCATCTGGTTGTAATAGAGGATCTGGACTGTCTGTTATACCACTGGCGCCGCCATCTCCATTGCTAGTGTCTGCCGCTGTCATTGTCAAATCAGCAAAAATAACACCGTTGGGTGTTGTCTGATCTTTGATATCACGCTCTACCCATGCACTACCGTCATAACGGAAGATACGTGGATAATTTTCTGGATCATCACTGTTAATCCAAAAGTCGCCTGTGCTAGGACTGCTTGGTTCGCTGGCATCAATAGTAACTGTGTCTGTTACAGGTTCCCATTGACCGTTGGCCTTAACGTATAAGTCTACATTTAGATTTGTATTATACCACAATGCACCGTCAGGCGTCGCACCTTTTAATGCTGTTGCACTGGCAGTTTCATAGGCAGAACCCCAGTTTGTGCCATCATACTTGCGTATTTCAAAACTGGCGTAACCAGATGCGGCACGGGCAAACAATTTGCCTGCTGTTAAGCTAGAACCAAATGCTGTAGTTGCATCACTGTCACTGCCATAAACAGGTACTGACTGTGTTGCCCACTGGCGTGTTGTAGAATTCCACTTTTTAACAACTACGTTTGCACCAGAATTAGGTGTAGTAGTCTTAATCCAGATGTCACCAACTGCTGTTGCGCTTGGAATCTGATAGTGAGGGGCTGCAAAAACCGTGTTACCTAGTGCGCTGTTAGTGGCAATAATCCATGCACCAGAAACTTTTTTGTATGCAAAATAACTAGAAACTGCGGATGTTGCAACAACTGCGTAGTCACCGTCTGTGCCAATACTAAACAGAGGTGTAACACCTTGACTATTGGTTGTGTCATCTAAACTAGTGATAACGATGGGTTCTTTGGCTTGCCAAGAAGCTGTACCTGTTGCAGATGCCTCAAAAATACCCCAGGAAGTCACTGTAGTATCTAACCATAAAGAACCATTTGCAGGATCTCCTGCAGGCTCTACATCTGTTGGTTCTAATTGTGCAAGATCAATGTCTGCACGTAATACATATGCACGGTTAGCAAGACCAAGGTAACTATAAGCGGCATATAAACCGTATTCGTTGACTTCAGAACCGTGTACTGGTGTGCCATCGATTACTTTGAAGTATGGCTTACCAAATAATTCAACCAACTCACGTTGGCTAGTTAGTAAGTATGGCTTATTTGCATTAACGGGCATTGTGCCCTCTGCATAACCACTTCCACTTACATTTGCTTTGTTAGATTGGGTAGCAATGACAATTAGCGGTACTGTACCTTGTCCTGCAGAACCGTATTGGCTTTCGTCGATAACGCTGACTGCTACGCCCGGTGAAACTAATGTAGGCATGTTTTTCTCCTTATTGTAGGTTACCAGTATTTATACTGGTTTGGAGAAAAGAGCCTATTTAGCTCGGATTACTAAATTAGCTGATTCAGAAGCACATCGTTTTGCAATATTTCTTCTACTTGCACAAACAAATCGTCCAAAGAATTATTGTTGTCCAGTACATGATCAAATTCCGTACCTACCCACGCTGTTTCACTGGCATGCACTTTTCTCTTAATTAATTCAATTTTTGCTGTTTCTGAATTATTTAGATTTTCATCCAATGCTAAATTATACCAGTCTGGTTCAGGGCCGCGCACTACTCTCATAACTATGCCACCTGCACTTTTGATACTGGCTATTTCATTGGGAAATCTGCAATCGCTGATTACAATATCATCTTTGGTTTTACGCAACTTGTTTTCTACACTTGCTATCCAAATATCATCGTGAAAACTTCGTCTGCACACTTCTGTACCCCAGTACTGTAACACCCAACGTGGTGTTAAATTAGGCATGTTTAGTCGTTCTGCCCACCAAGGATCTACTTGTTCACGCCATTCACGCGCTTCTTTAGTACGACCTTCTAGTAATACTCTGTCCCAACCAAACACTGAAGCCACAGCATCTTTTAATGTATTAGCAAAACTTTCACGACGAAAGCCGTGTACATTTACTAGATAGTCGGCAATTGTGTCTTTGCCGCTGCCAATAAAACCACATACACCTATAATCATTTAACTGTATCCTCTAGCCACTGCTTACATTCCGGCCACTGTTTATAAATGTGTGCTAGGCCACCTGCATTCCTCCACTCAGTGCAGTTACTGGTACGATCATCAATTAAGATGTCACCGAGTTTGCAATGGCGCCATTTATCGCCGCTGAATGGTCCAAAGAATACTGGAATATCGGGATACCGCTCATGTGCCCACCATACTTTATCACTAGCCGCATGCGGCATTGTATAGTCGTGTGGTAATGCTGTTAAGAAATACAAGCCACAGCCTGTTTTTTCTTTATGGTGTCTGCACCATTGCACAAGTTCATCTGCACCTGCTTTTTTGGGCAGATTGCGATAAAAATGAGGATCTCTTTGAAGTTTTTTCCAGTCGCTGTCAGGAATACGCTCACCGTAGTTCCAGTCACGTTCAACCATTTTGCGAGCAGTTGCCATCCAGTCTGCAACTACATCATCCATGTCTAAATATATGTTCATATAACCATTGTATAGCCAGCGGTTTTAAATGTCAACGATTTTTTTGTTCTGTTTTACCAATAGGTATATGTTATCAGATAACCTAGCATAACGTTGATTGTGCGTAAGATCAAGCCCTGCCGAATCTATACTGTGCCAAACATAATCAGTGTGCACGAGTACATTCTTTCCAACATCGGAAAGAGTATGTATTCCTATTGGTCTATTGTGTATACAATCCAACCAACTTGTTCCCATTAAATATAGATTTTCAATATCCGTATGTTTATTTAAAAATCCCATTAATTCATCAAATGATGTTATTGCAATCTGCAACTTGTCTGAATTTCGATAATTTAATACTTGTGGAGAAGTTTTGTTACTTCGAGGTAAACATAGTTTTGTATTATTATACCAGATATTATCGATGTTAGTGTCTAGATCTGCACAATCATAGGATGCCAGAATAACCAAAGATATTTCTGGTGTGTTGTCTATAATTTGTAAAATTTTAGTGTACAAGTTTTCAAATGCATTATGGTATGCACTGTCTGACATATCCCAGCAATCTATCAGTATTGCCGCTGAAGGTAATTTTAAAATATCAGCACTGGCCATTGTCTTTGGGTGTGGGATTTTCGCCGGTTAGTTTTGGTCTGGCAAACCATAACTTAAACCATTCGTCTGTTCCAGGACGTACATAGTGTTTCTTTTGATATTGTGCTTTTTCATTACCGATGTCGCTGATATTTTCCTGAGAGTTTTGCTGTGCATATGGCTTTAGTAAACTCAGCGAATCTATACCTGCTAGCTTTTTAAGTTCTGCCAGGGCTACCGGATCAACGTATGCATCTGGGATAGTTGGATCATCTCCTTCAAGACGAAACGTTTGGCTAGTAACTCTGTATTGCTTATCCAATTATGAACCCCATAGGTGTTCCGCCATCTACATAATTGATTAGATCTTGTTCTAGCTTTTCAAGTTCTGCCTGTGCTTCACTCTTTAAGTTATCACCATTTAAACTTGTTCCGCCTTGCGGTCCTGCAATTGTAGCAAACTTACTACGAGCTTCACCGAGAATAAACTTAGCCTGTGCAAAGGCGTAGTCTCGAACCCAACTACCAGCATAGGGATCTATCAATATGTCTTCGTCGTCACGTTCTACAAAACACCATACATATGCAACATCATCTGCATGGAATTTTCTATGCAACACTAATTTATGATCGTTTTGCAACCAGGTATGGGTAACATAACCGCCAAACATACGTGCCAGTAATTCTCTACGATGTGCATACATCTCGTAGTTTATTAAACCTGCACTCATGTTAGCATTTTGCAACAACATATTAGTTAGGTACATAGCATCAAAAGGATCAAAGCTAGAACCAGTTGGTCCTGCACCTAAATTACCTGTCTGTCGTAGTAAAACGTCACGCACTACTACTACATTCAAAGGTAACTGATATTCAACCTGCTCTGCTTTAATTTCCAGGGCAATGAACTTTTCTGTTGTTGCTCGTTGGCTTCGCTGTCTATATTTACGCAGTGATTTACTTACTGCTAGTTCATAGTGCTCGAGATCTAGCTCGACATCAACCATGCCTCCGCCTAATCTAAGCTCTATTTCCTTAATTACTTCATCTTTGATAGCCATAAAAAATCTCCCGTTAAGTATATTTAGCGGGAGATTTATGGTTTATAATATACTTACTTGTATACTTTTAGTAGGATCATGTCCTTGTTGATACGTCCATTGAGTTTAGTTTCTGTGGCCTTAATAGTCTTAAACCATTTCTTAGCGGCGGGTTTGCCGTTGGCTGTGAACTCTTTGAGTTGCTCTGCAGGCTTTCGCAGTGTTTTTTGCACACTTGCCGCGGCATCAAAGCCTTGGATAGCCGTACCCTTAACACCCAGTGCACCTGCATACTGATCTACAATGTAGATGCCCAGTTTACGTGTCTTGGTATTATAAACCCAAAGTTCTTGTGCTGTGAGAATAGTAGTGGCATCCACACTTTTCAATTTAAGCTCTGCGAACTCCTTGAGGTGTTGCATCTTGCTGACAACCTTTTCAGGGGTGACTGCTTTCTTCTTGCGTGGTGCCTTGCTGGCTTTCTTGATAACTCCGTAGCTGTTACAGTCAGCTACAACCTGAGTCCACCACTTGACGATTGAAGTTAGTTGACGCTTGCCAAGATGCTTATAGCCTTCAATAACTTGACTGTCCTTGGTTGTGATCACATCGTTGAACTCTGCAACCTTGCGTTCGGCAAGTGCTACGATAGTTTTCATATGTGCAGGTTGAATATTGTACTGTACCAAGAGATCAACTGCCTTGGGGTCGCCTTTGAATTCGTTGACAGTCATGAATTCGTCAAATCGACCTTCGATTTCGCCGGCACACTCTGAGGCTTTTTCTGCTAGTCGATCTTGAATAGTAGGTGCTTTGGCTTTGGCTTCTTCGGCTTCTGCTCGAGCTCGCTCTTTGGCGCCCTGCACACTGAATCCACTAACGTGTGTATCATTTTCCGCGGCTTTAATTGTCTTAACAATGGTTCGCAGAGTATGGAACCTAAGTTTAAGTCCGGCACGTCCTGCTCGTGTGATAAAACCAATTGTGGGACCTGTTCGAAGTGTACCATCTTTGGCAAGTTCTGCCAGTTTGGCACGTCGTGGATTACGAGCAAGGAAAAGACTGAGCCAACTGTATGCAGTTTTATAGTCCTGTGTGGCATTGTACCAATTCAGTGCTCGCATGACTTTGCTAGTGTACTCACTGTGAGTCCACTGGTCTTGTTCTTCAACACTGGGAAACTCTGGTTCATCACCGATATATTTTGAATCTGCTTCCCGGTAAGACAGTTTCTTAGGTAGCTCGGCATATCGCCAAGCGATCTTTCCAGACTCAGATGTTTTTGTTGTACGTGATTTTGTTGCCGCCATATTTGTTCCTATTTCCTAGCAAGTATGTAAATATAACACACTTATTAATTTACGTCAATTAAATGGATTTACCATTCTTTTTTGTCACCACGAGCCTCATTGTCGCGATAGCCTGCGGTGTATGCTACAATTTCGTGAGCTGACATATCAACCAATTCAAGACGAGTGCTGTTATAAGAATCGCCTACGAAATAGTGCGGGCTATATTCACGACCATAATAGCTGTCTGCCTGTCCGCGATCATAGGGTCCACCGTGACGTGTGCTATATGTAGTTTCTGCAATCATTTCTATTTCCTTAAACGTTAGACATTTTCATGATCACAGCCAGCTCATCGTTTTCGATGTAGAAGTCTGTGGTTGGATCCCAGTAAGCGCCTTCTTTTGGATCGTAGTAAAGAACGCGACCATCGTAGTTAAAAGGACCTTCTAAGCCTTTGCGGGCACCATACTTTTCACGCATATTGTCCACAGAATTCATAACACGATAGCCCATTGCCAACTCCTTATTCATCAACCGTAATTTTGTCGCCACGCACGACCCAAACAAAGGCCATAAACACCGAGCTCAACCAGTCCGCATCTTCAGATCGCATCATGCGATAGCCTTCTAGGAAACCAATTTCTCGTTGCATATGAAGTCCTTAAGCGAAAAATTCAGTGGCTTCTGCTTGAAAAACCTTAAAGGCTTCCAAGGTCTTTTGCGTTTGAGCCAAAGGACTCTTTTTAACAAATTGCAGGAACTCTAAAAAACCCATACCTAAAAAGTCTGCGTCTTTTTGTAACTGTTTGATTGCAGTAGCCAGTTTCATATCAACTCCTTGTTTCTAAGTATTAATTATAACACCAAAATCAATTTCAGTCAATTAACGGGAATATTCTGGCACTGTGCTTTCACGAGCATTCAATATGATATCTCGCACATTTTCTCGGTCAATACTATCACCCAAAAACTCTTGACCATCAGGCAAACGGCATTTATAAAGTTGAGTAGCCAGTGCAATTTGAGTAGCCGTAAAGCCATGAGGATAAATGCCTTTTGGACCATAAAAATCCAGCATATATTGAGTAAAGCTCATATCAACCCCTTTTTGTTAACCGATAATGTATTATAACACAGACACCAATTTTCGCCTATTTTTGGCTATTTTTCAAGCCGCCACACGTTGTAGCGTTTTCGCAACATTATCTTGCACTAATTGCTCAAATCCTGCGGGTGTCACAGGGTATCCCAGCTCTTTTAAATGCTTTTTAATGTGGGGTTGAATAAATCCCTTAGAGCGTGCGATATCAAGCGGAGCCTCGTTCTTTTCTAAGCGAGAAAAGTATTCTTCAACCGTAAAGTTTTTTGTAAGGAATGTAAGGAAACTTGGGCGGCTACTTTTAGCATACTTGAAGCGAGCAACAAATTTCCACGTGCCGTCGGGCATAACATAATGAACGTATTCACCACCATGAAAGCTCTCTTTAACAAACTTAGTCATATCTGCTCCTTTTTGCTGTCGATAATGTATTATAACACAGACACCAATTTTCGCCTATTTTTGAGTATTTTGGCTTTGTACTACTTTAGTTAACATTTTTAGACTCGACCTGCATAGTCTGCTCGTACATACCACTCGGGCGCATAGTCTAGGTTGTTGTGTTCTTTGTTATAATTGATAGCACGATTACGAGCTTCTTCCTCGTTATCGTAGTACTCGGTGTCCCAGTGTTTTTGACCACTGAACCTGTCATACTCGGTAAACACTACTTTGAACAGGGCGTTGTTTAGTGTGACTTTTGCCATTTTGCTGTCCTTTCTCCTGTGTTGCTATTTACTGTACTTACAGTATAACGCAATTCTGAATAGATGTCTATTTAAAGGTAAATACTACATTATGCCAAGACTAAGCCTTTGGAAACCAGAAAAAACTAACGACTTCCACTTCATGGATAAACTTATTCGTGAACAATTTTTTGTTGGTGGCACTGGTGTTCTAGTACACAAATATCTACAACCTGCAGATCAAGGTCCCAGTGATGATGCAACTAAACCTCATTATTCCGCAGGTGACGGTCTCGATGAAACTAAGATTCAAGACCTATTATTCCTGGAAAATCGTGACAGGATTTATGACCCCGATGTTTATGAACTTCGAGGTGTTTATAATGTAGGCGACCAAGACTTTGACTTAACGCAGTTTGGTTTATTCCTAAGTGCAGATACTATCTATGTTAGTTTTCATATAAACGACATGGTAGAACGTATGGGTCGTAAATTAATGGCCGGTGACGTCATAGAATTACCACATGTCAGAGACGATCTTTTATTAGATCAAAGCAAACCCGCAGTCAATAAATTTTATGTTATACAAGATGCCAGTCGTGCCGCAGAAGGCTTTAGTCAAACATGGTACCCACATATTTGGCGAATCAAAGCTAGCCCAATGACTGATGCACAAGAATACAGAGATATCCTGCAACAAAAAGCCGGTGAGGATAGCACAGATACCCTTAAAGAAGCATTGAGCACTTATCAAACAGAACTAAAAATCAGTAACGCGATTATAGAGCAAGGCGAAAGACTTGCACCCACTGTGCTTGATGCAGACGCGAATGTATTAAATCCCATAGATAAGAACTATCAAGCAAGAGACAAGCAGGTCTATGATCACGGCGAGACCATACAAAATGGGCTTAGTTTCCCGCTGAACCCAGAACAAGGTGAATTTTTTATGCGAGTTGATTACACGCCCAATGCACTGTTTGTTTATCGAGGAACACGTTGGCAACGAGTACAAACACAGCAGGGACCTGTGGATGTTAAAGATCGAGTATTAAATGGTGCTCCGTTTATTAATAATAATGCCACCACTGTAATTGGCAATCAGGAAATGCCAGAACGTCAGGCACTTAGCCAAGTTATTAAACCTAAGACAGACTTATAATGCAATTTTTTTACGATCAACAGATACGCAGATATCTAACACAATTTATGCGACTGCTGGGAGAGTTCAGCGTCAAAACCGGCAAAGACCGACACGGCGTAGAAGAATACATACAAGTACCTGTGCGCTATGGTGATATTAATCGTATGGCTGCCCATATTATGAAAAATCAAAGTGAGAATATGATTAACACCGTGCCGTTTATCAGTGTGTATGTAACTGATATGCAGATCAGTGCGGAACGTAGGCATAACCCTACTCATATAAACAAAGTTCAGGTGGTAGAAAAGAAATTTGATAACATAACAGGCGAGTATATCGAAGGTGAAGTGGGGAATACATATACCATAGAACGTTACATGCCTGTGCCCTATGACTTAACTGTTCAGGTTGATATATGGACAAGTAATACAGAACAAAAACTTCAATTAATGGAACAGTTATTAGTGTTGTTTAATCCCAGTATTAACTTAAAGACCAACGACAATCCGTTTGACTGGACCAACTTAACATACACTGAACTTGTTAATATCGTCTGGAGTGTTCGACAAGTACCCAGTGGCACCGATGATATTATCGACGTGGCAGCGTTGAATTTTACTATACCTGTATTCTTAAATCCACCTGCCAAGGTGAAACGTCAGACTCTTATACATACGATATTAAATGAAATAAAACGTATGAAAGACAGTGACTTAGAAGAGTGGGTACCCAATGATCCTATTCCAAATAAACAATGGGTAGTTGTTACTTTTGAAGATTTAAAATTGCAAGTAAGAATTGAAGGGGATACTGCATTACTATTGAACAGTAACGGTGGCCTAACTGATGATGCAGGTAATCCTATGAGTTGGGCAAACAAACTAAAACCCTATGGTGAGTTACGACCTGGTATCAGCCACTTACGTTTACGCAGAGGAGAAGATCCCAGCGACGAAACTCAGGACATTATTGCAGTTATCAATGAACTTGATACAGAGAGTCCGCAGGTTGCACATATTACCATAGACGAAGATAGTTTGCCTGCGGCAACTATACCGTCTATTAATGCTATTATTAATCCAGCAAAAAATGCACCTGGCACTGGCTTGCCCGTGGCCACTCTGGGTCAACGTTATCTTATACTAAGTGATCTCCCTGAAAGCATTGAATGGGCCGGTGCTACCGCCAAAGAAAATGACATCATAGAATATAATGGCAGCACATGGGTTGTTAGTTTTAATAGCATGGCGACAACTAGTGCCACAGTGTTAAATACAGCTAGCGGCTTTATGTACGAATGGCGTTATGGTCAGTGGATCAGTGCATACGAAGGTGCCTATAGAAACGGCTGGTGGAGAATTTATCTGTGAAAATGTTCAAGGGTGTTGGTGCTATAATTGTCAGTGAAACTACTGGCAGAGTCATGACTGTATTACGTAGCCCAAAAGAAAGTCATCCTAATACTTGGACATTTGCCGGCGGGCGAGTTGAACTAGAAGAATCAAATATAGATGCGTTACGCAGGGAATTACAAGAAGAACTAAATCTAACAAAGATTAAAAAAATTACACCATTACACAAGTACCAAAGTAGAAGCAAGGATTTTGTCTACGAAACGTATCTTGTTTTGGTTAATAAAGAATTTACCCCAGACCTCAACTGGGAAAATACAGGCTATGCTTGGACAGATATCGATAACTTACCCAGTCCGTTGCACCCAAAAACTAGGCAAATGATATCTTCCAGTAGACTTATTACTAAGTTTAAAAATTTTTATCAGTGGGTGGACAAAAATAATGGCAGCAAAGATAATACAACTTCCGGACAGACGAAAATATAATATAATACGCTCTGTAGATTTATATTTTTGTTGGGACCCAAAGCTCAATAATCCTTTACTCAATAGACTGTTTAAAGAAGAAGTGAGTTATGTTGAAAGATGGTATTTACAAGTAACACATTTATTAAACGTAGAAGATGACGAACACCCCATCATACAATCATTGTTAAGCAAGCAAGACAATACCTTAGATTTATTATTAAACGCAACGGTCAAAGACCTAGACGTTCAAAGAAGACTAACTGATATCAGCACAATTTTTAGCACTGACTATCAGATTAGAAAATTAACCAAGTGGCAAAATAAATGGGCAGGACTCATCAACTATCGTCAGAGACTTTAAACTCATAGGTCCCTAGATGTCCTAGTTCTTTGGTGACATTGACATCCAACCATACAGGTATTTCTGAGTTCTTTACTGTTCTAAAAAATTCAATATCCTCGCCGGTATACTGTCCGTTATAAAAGCCCAGTTGAAACCAGGGCAATTGCAATTGATCAAACACTGCGGTTTTAATCAAGCAAAAACCCAGTGCTATAGCATCAACCTGTACCAAATCGGCGTCAATATCCCGTACTCGTACCCAGGTGTCCCAGTGATCTATGTTGTACCATGCTGTAGTAATAAAAGGAGACACACGCTTACTGTATGCGGCACCAACTATGTCTTCATTGTGATCTAATAATTTTGTTACATGCTGTGGCTCAAATGTTATGTCACTGTCTATAAACATAACATGTGTGGCTCCCCATTCTTTGGCGGCCATAACTAGCTCGTGTCTTTGATTGGCTATAAGGGTGCCTGCACTGATGAATAGTTTACTGTCTATACCCAACCTATTCAACACCTGAGCCAAGTTAAAAAGACAAAAGGCTGTGGCTGTATGCATTTGATCCCTTGCGGGAATACATATCGCCACTCGTTTTGACACGTTGCTGGTAATAGAGTCTAGAAAACTCATTATTTCTTTTTAATTTTTAATTTACTTACTGTTGGTTCAGGGCCTGTGCTTGTTGGCTGTGTCTCGTCTGGCGTATGTATACCAATTTGATTTTCTGCTGCCACTGTTGTTTGTTTAATTGCATTTGCCAATTTAACACAGATCTGCGTTGCTTTAATATAGGATTCTTCTGGCAACCTAACCATTTTATTCATTGTTTCTACACTTGGTTTACCTGCTGTTAATATTTCTATGGCTGCTTGTTTACCCAGCGTATTGATCCAATATTCTTTTTCCATCATCTCCCAGTTTTGTATAGATGATTTTAGTGCATTTGGGTTTTGCTCCTGTAAGTACGATAACAACATGGTGCGTTCCGCGTTCAAACATTTTAATTCGAAACTCCCGGGTGTTTGTTCAATATCACTGTCTATTTTTCTTACTCTATTGATCGTGTCCACGATATGTCTCGAAAATCCAGTGCCAGTCTGTGATTTAAAATTATCAAACTCAAATCTACTTGGAATTGGATAGGGACACTTATCAAATGCTTCTGCCAATGATTCAGGCAGGGTGTTTGTTTGTTCTTTTTTAGTAGCCATAAAAATACCTCAACTTAGTTGAGGTATTTAGTGAATCGCTTCTTATTATTAATATGCGTATGGTGTAGTCTGTCCGCCAAAACGTGAGCTCAAACTAATCTGAGTACCAGAGCTTTGGCCTACATTGGATGCCAATGTACCGCTTAACGCGATGTTTTGACCTGCGCCTGGTGTCACGTTCGTGTATGCTTTTTTAACACGACCCATTACGATTTCTGTACCTGTTGCTGGTAATAAAGCCATTTACAATCTCCTGTGTGTTTATTTATCCTATCGAATGAGACCTTAGGTCTCATTCGATTTCAGGAAATTAATTAGGCTTGATTACCTACTTGCGCTTCAAGTGTCTTCACTTTGGCACTTAGTTCCTTGACTGCTTCGATTAACAATGCTGTTAGCTTGTCATACTTAACTGTCTTATAACCTTCGAATGCGGAAGCAACGACTAGCTCTGGTAAAACTGCTTCAATTTCTTGAGCAATAACACCAACTTCAGCTTTGTCTTCGATACCTAAGCCAAGAGCAGTTTCGTTTGGACGATAGTGAACGCCACGAATAGCTTCAACTTTGTCTAACGCGCCAGCAATTTCAACGATATCTTTCTTCAAGTTAACGTCAGAGTAATAAGCTGTAACTTCACCAGTTGCTGTAATAGCACCGGATACTGTTAAAGCACCTGTGCTTAAAGCAGATGTAGTACTTGCACCACGTGCTGTTACACTTGCCAATGTATCTGTTTCAGTGTAACCTGTGATAAAGCCAGCACCGTTAGTCAATTGGTTTGTGTTTGTAGGAATCGTAACTACACCAGTAGAACTGTTATATGCACCGCTACCTGCTGTAAAGCTGATCGCGCTACGAGCACGAGCTGTTGTGTGATACAGGTTAGAACTGCCTTCACCGATAGCATCAGTGTCTAATGTACGTGTGCCGCCTAAGCTAACTGCCGCACCGTTGATAGTGATACTGCTGTTTGCCAAACTACTGTTTGGAACGCTACCTAAGCTGATTGCACCGGTTGTGCTGTTGTAGCTAACACCAGTTCCGCTGCTTGCACTGATTGCGCCACGTGCGCGACCTGTTGTGAAGTACTGATTTGTACTGCCTTCTGCTAGGTCGTCTGTACCTGTGGCCAATGGATAGTAAACAGAACCATCATTAGTGAATGTCCAAGTATCAGAACCTTCGTTCCAGCGAACTTGTACGTTAGCATCATCACCGCGCTCAACTTCAATTCCTGCATTTTGAGTTGGTGTACCAGTTGCATCACTGTTCAATGTAACAATGTTGTCTGCAACACTAACTGTATTAGAGTTAACTGTTGTTGTTGTACCGCTAACTGTGAAGTTACCTGCAACAACTACGCCTTCGCTAGTGACTGTCAATGCTGTACTACCGTCAACTGTAACTGTAACTGTGCCAGTACCTGTATCAGTGATAGAAATATTGCTGTTACCTGTTTGGATACTAGATGTGCTGATTGCACCAACTTGTGCATCAACATAAGCCTTTGTAGCTGCGTCATTGTTAGAACTTGGTGCACCTAGACCGATAACTTTGTTGCCGTTCATTTCGATACTGTCGCCAAAGTTAACTTTTATACCAGCACTGTCAGTGACCATTTTGCCACTGGCGATTTGCACTGTACCGTCTAAGTTAATGTTTGTTGTGCTAGAACCCAATTGTAAAATACCTGTACCAAGTGTCTTGATACGGATGTTTTGATCCAGGTCTGCACTGAATGTGATTGTACCTGTGTCGTCTTCTAGAACTTTACTACCGTTAACGTATAAAGAACCTGGACCAACGTAGATGTCTCTCCATTGATAGGCTGCGCTACCTAAGTCATATGTAATGTCTGCACTAGGAATGATGCTACCTGTAATTCCAACGTTGCCTGTTAATGTTAAACCTGCGAATGTTGGGCTACTTGCAGCCGTTAATGATTGTGCTGTACTGATTACACCAGTAGAACTGTTGTAACTGATACCAGAACCTGCGCTCAATGCGCTACGTGCGCGAGCATTTGTAAAATATAAATTACCATTTTCTGAAACGTCGCCAGTATCGATTGTTACTGCACCTGTTTCGCCGTTGACGCTTGTTACGCCACCGATTTGGACCACGCTAGGTGTTCCGTCATCTTTTTTAATATAAATCAAACCATCGTGTGTGTTGATTGCTATTTCGCCTAATGCCAACTGACTTGTCGTTGGGACCTTGCCAGCCGTTGCACTACGCTTTAAAACGATTGTATTTGCCATTTGAGTATATACCCCTTTAGTTCGAACTAGTGAGATTGTCGGCATCTCACGCTCGAAAGTATTTATCCAAATACGCTATTAGTACTAATTATATAATTGATATTTTAGAATTCTCCACCGTCTACACTGATATCAACCTGAGAAATTGAGTTTATTTCCCCGGTTTCATCTATAGTGACCAACAATGTTTTACCTGCGGCTCCATAAGTTCCGCTGACATCAGACGTACCAAGTCGGTTTTCTTTGGCAAATGTCAGTCCAGTGATTCCCGGAGTTATAACTCCGGTTGTTATTAGGGTCCAGGTAGTCTTTTCAAAAGTGTTTCCCTCTTCTACGTAGACTTTATTACCCGCACTAAGTTCAAATATGCTGTCCGCGTCATTGGATCTAATAAGTTTATTAGTTGCCGATGACCAAGAATATATACCATTTTGGCTTTGATTAGATTGCCCTATCAATAAAACTCTATCTTTGTCAGCTAAGGAAATGCCATCTATTGCCAGTACATTGGCAGTGATATTTACATTTGAACGTGTGGCGACTCGTACACTGTCTTTATAGTCAGACACTGCACTGACAAAATTTTTACCTCGAAATATAGGCATCTAAGCGAATTCCCATTGATCTATTGCATCATTAAATGTATATGTTATTTATACTAATTTATAAAACAGAAAAGGTGCTCGAAAGCACCTTTTCCTATCATAATAATACCGTTAGATATTAATATGTACCACCGTCAATATTGCTTGATTCGTTTAGAACGCCACCAGCAGTCAATGTGCTAGTAGAGCTTACGCGAACGAAGATATAGTCGTTAGTTTCTGGGGCTGTGTCAAACACAATACTAGATACACCACTAACTGTGCTTAGTGTGTAAGAGTATGTAGGTGCTTGAATTAAACCGTTGATATACACTTGCGTGTTATCAATACTTGAAACTTCAACACCAGTACTGAAACTAGTTGTTGTAGAATCACCAGTGAAGTTCAATGTAGTAGCCGTAACCGCAACGTTTTGCGGTATGAACTTACCTTCTGCACTACTCCAAACCAAAGTATAACCGTCTTGTAACGCTTCCGCGCTGTCAACGTCACTTAGATCACGGATACTAGCGGCTGCAATACGACCGTCTGCGCGAGCATCTGTGTAGTATAGATTTACTGCACCTTCGTCGATACTATCAGTTGTTGGTGTAGTGAATGTCAATGCACCAGTTCCTGTGTTGTATGCTAGAATGTTGCTGTCGTCTGTAGTCAATGTGATTGCGCTACGAGCACGAGCATCAGTAAAGTATAGGTTAGTTGAACCTTCATCAATGTTGTCAGTATCTAGTACAACATCATGATTCTGACCATTAACTGTCCAAACCGCAGCTTGTGTGCTGATTGTACCAGTACTTGCATCATAGTCGATGTTTGCACCGTTGTTAACTGTGTTACGAGCACGAGCAGTTGTGAAATACAAGTTTGTTGCACCTTCAACGATCTCGTCTGTGTCAACGCTGTTTAGTGTAAATGTGAATACACCAGTTGCGTTGTTGTAGCTCATTGCGTCTGTGTTATCAGTTGTTAAGCTGATAGCTTGACGTGCACGAGCATCTGTGAAGTACTTGTTAGAAGCATCTTCTGTTACGTCTGCTGTACTTGGAGCACTGATTGCGATAACACCTGTGCTATCATCATAGCTTAGATTACCCCAACCACTTGCACTAATACTTGCACGGGCGCGAGCTTGTGTAAAGTATTGGTTTACTGTACCTTCTTGAACTTCGTCTGTGTCAATACCAGATAAGTCAAAGTCAAATACACCAGTTGCTGGATCATAGCTTAATGTGTTAGTGTCGCTAGTTGTCAAACTAATAGCATTACGAGCACGAGTGTTTGTAAAGTATTGGTTTGAACTACCTTCACCGATATCATCAGTGTCTAATGTGTCACTACCACCTAAAGAAATAGTAGTACCATTGATAGTGATATCACTGTTTGCCAAACTTGAATTTGGAACATTAGCTAGGCTGAATACACCAGTTGCTTGGTCATATGCAACACCTGTTGCTGTAGTAGCACTGAAGTGAGCACGAGTGTCACCTGCGCTTGGGCCTGTGTAACTGAATACACCAGTTGCACTATCATAGCTGAAGTTACCATCGCCGCTTACTTTGTTTGCACTTAGTTCGCCACGGATGTTACTTGCAGTAACTTTGGCAAATGTAAACGCACCAGTTGTGCTATTGTAGCTTAGACCACCGTGACCAGTACCACTTGTAGTTGCACTGAAGTGTGCACGAGTTTCGCTGGCGCTAGGACCTGTATACTCGAAAGTGCCAGTTGCGCTATCATAGCTGAAGCTACCATCACCACCTGCATCGCTAGCACTTAATGCTTGACGTACACGAGCGGCAGTAGCGTACAAGTTTGTTGTACCTTCTGTCAATGTGTCAGTTGTGTGATTGCTGATATCGCTAACTGTACCAGTTACGTTACCAAGAACGTTACCAGTAACATCACCAGTTAAGTCAGCTGTTACTGTGTTGAAAGTAACATTGTCGCTTGTGCCAACTGATTGGCCAATTGCAACTGCTGTACCAGTAACTGTTACACCTGTACCGGCTGTAACAACTGTGATGTTAGCAGAACCATCAAAACTTACGCCTTGAATGTTACGTGCTGTTTGTAATACTGTGGCTGTGTCTGCATTACCAAACAAGTCACCAGTTACGTCACCAGTTACGTCACCAGTTAAGTCACCAACAAAACCTTGAGTGGCTGTAACTGTTTGTTGAACTACTACGCTTGTTACGTTAACATTTTTGTTTACGTTCCAGCTGTCGTCTGCGCTTGTATATGTGAATGTTGCAGGAACTGCAGGACCTTCAATAGTAATACCAGCACCATTGGCAGCGGCTGCATTTGCAGCACCTTTGGCAAGTGTTAAGTTTACGTCTGCAATTTCAACTGTTGTTGAATTGATTGCAGTTAAAGTACCTTGTACTGTTAAGTCACCACTAACTGTTAAGTCATTGAATGTGACATTGTCAGTTGTGCCAACTGCTTGGCCAATAGCAATAGTACCTGTACTTGATGTGTATGTTACACCTGTACCAGCAACTAAAGAGTTACGAGCACGAGCCTGTGTAAAGTACTCATTTGTACCTTCGGTCAGATCTGTTGTTGTTTTTGCACCAAAAGCTGTATCAAAACGAGCCTGTGTGTAATATAAGTTACTGCCTTCGGCAACATCGTCAGTTGTTTTACCAGCTAAACTTGTATCAAAACGTGCTTCTGTGAAATACTTGTTAGTACCACCAACTGCTTCGGCAATATCATCAGCATTTAATGTTATGCTACTACCAAGAGCGGCAGTTTTGTTGTTAACAACAACTTCACTATTTGCTAGACTGCTATTTGGAATCGCTGCTAGTGCGATAACACCAGTTGCGCTGTCATATGTCACACCAGTTGCTGTTGTAGCACTTAGTTCACCACGAACATCTGCACTTGTAACTTTAGTATAAGTGAAAGCACCTGTTGAACTGTTATAGCTTAAACTACCAAAACCTGTACCACTTGTTGTAGCACTTAGTTCACCACGAACATCTGCACTTGTAACTTTGGCAAATGTGAATGCACCAGTTGTATTGTCATAAGTTAGGTTACCAAAACCTGTACCACTTGTTGTAGCACTGAAGTGAACACGAGTTTCGCTGGCACTTGGACCTGTGTATGTGAATACACCAGTTAAGCTATCATACTGCAAGTCACCGTCACCGCTGTCACGATATGCACTTACTGCACCACGATAGTCAGAATCATCTGGACCAACATATGTGAATACGCCACTGGCGTTGTCATAGCTAAAGCTACCATCACCACTAGTTTGTGTAGCACTTACTGCGTTACGGGCACGAGTATTTGTATAGTACAAGTTTGTACCTTCAATAACATCGCCTGTATCAGGAGCAGCAATTGTAATAACACCTGTACTACTGTTGTAGCTTAAATTACTCCAACCAGCTGTGCTAATGCTTGCGCGAGCACGAGCATCTGTGAAATACAAGTTTGTTAGACCTTCTGCTATGTCGTCTGTGTTTTGATCACCTAAACTAAATGTAATTACACCAGTTGCACTGTCGTAGCTTAAAACGTCTGTATTGTCAGATGTTAAGCTAATAGAATTGCGAGCACGACTTTCTTGGAAGTATAAGTTAGTTGAACCTTCATTTACACCATCAGTTGTTGGTGTGCTATAGCTAAAGTTACCTGTACCGCTGTTGTAGCTGATATCGCCACTGGCGCTAACGGCTGTACGAACGCGAGTGTCTGTATAGTATAGGTTAGAAGTGCCTTCGTCGATGGCATCTGTATTTGGTGTAACAAAAGTAAATGTACCTGTTCCACCGTTGTAACTTAAAATGTTACTGTCATCTGTAGTCAAACTAACTGCACCACGACCACGAGCGGCTGTGAAGTACAAGTTTGTACTACCTTCTGTGATATCATCTGTGTCTAAAACAACATCGTGTTCTTGACCGTTAACTGTCCAAACTGCGGCTTGTGTACTGATAACACCAGTGCCACTGTCATATGCAATGTTAGAACCATTGCTGATACTATTACGTGCACGACTTGTTGTGAAATACAAGTTTGTTGCGCCTTCAACAACCTTATCTGTATCTGGCGTAGTGAAAGTGATTTCACCAGTGCTAGAACTATAAGAAAGAATCGTACCGTCATCACTGTTCATGCTGATCGCACCACGTGCACGAGCTGTTGTGAAGTATTGGTTCGTTGAACCTTCTAATACGCCATCGCTTGTTGGATGATTGTAAGAGAATTGACCTGTTGATTGGTCATAAGACAATACTGTTGTATTGTCACTGCTTAAGCTAATTGTGTTTTTTACACGAGCGGCAGTGTAATATAAATTTGTAGTACCTTCATCGACGTCGTCAGTACTGTAGATCATCTGTGCGTCGACTAAGTCGTCAACATATTTCTTTGTTGCGGCACTTAGATCTGCTGTAGGTGCACCTGACAATGTCAGTTCACCTGTCATAGGTGTGCTACCGTCTAATGCGACTTTAGTAGCGATACTATTTGCAACTGTGGTTGCAAAATTTTCATCATCACCGATGGCGGCTGCTAATTCATTTAACGTATCTAATAGACCAGGTGCAGAATCAACTAAGTCTGCAAGTGCTGTTCTAACATACGCTGTACTAGCCAATTGGTTATTATTAACCGTTTGTGCTGCCGTTTCGGATGTTGGTTGACCACGTAGGTCAACACTGTCCATAATGGAACTTGACCTTGCTTTAATTAATGGCATTTTTTATCCTTAATAATGAATTTCTATTGAAATTCGGTTAGGCTTGGTTATTGTCTGTGCCCAAAGACTGTGCTAATTCATTCAATGTATTAAGTAACTCCGGAGCAGAATCTATTAGGTTACTGACTTCTTGAGTTACAAATTGAGTGGTAGCAATTCCGGAATTCTGACTTGATGAAGTTGGTTGTCCACGTAAAGCTACGCTATCGGTTATAGAACTAGACTTCAACTTGATTAAAGGCATCTTATCATCTCCTTGGCATATTTAAATTTGGTGCCACCAAATGGATAATAATTTATATGACTAGCAGCCAATAGTTCTTAGTTATATTAACAAGACCATCACTGGCTACTACTGTGACTTCGTATCGACTAGGGCTACTATTATTAGGAGCTGTTCCTACGATACTTGTTCCGCTAACTGACAACCAGCTAATTGCGGATTCGCCTGCATTGGCAGGCTGTATAGATGTGTATACAGCATTATTTACACCGATTGAGAAATTTATACTGTCTCCACCCCTAAAACGCCCAATATATGAAGTACTATCCGTAAATTTAGGTTTACTGGCTCCATAATTGATTAAATTTTTATAAACATATTCATTGCCACTGACATCTATCAGTGTCAAGTCTTGTGCTGTTGTCCATAATGACCCTGATACTTGACTTGTTTCAATCATTAGTTGAAGAATATTCTCACTAGGGTAATCTATCCTAGTTATTGCTTGACTGCCAATTTTGGCGCCGGTGCCGTATGTTATGTCTAAACATACAACAGAAATTGTTGTGTATTGACCTATTGTACTATAAGATATATTTGTTATTTTTGGTCTAGGTCTATCACTGGTTGTGTTGCTTCTGAGTATACGAACTTGTATTCTATCACTTTGCGCAGGTGCTTCGTCAAAGGCCAGCGTAGTACCATCAATTATAGTATAACTGTAGTACGGCTCCTGTGTGATACCGTTGATAGAAACTACTAGTAGATGCGGGCTACTTACACTGGTTTCTATATCGAATTCTAATGTTACTCCGTCACCTATAAAGTTTTTTGTTATAGGAGTTAATGTATTTGTTTGACTTCTAAATTGTCCTATGGTCGTATCATAGACTAATACCTCACCGGTTACTGGACTGGTAACCGTAACGTCTGTTAAGTCATTTAAGGTTAAATTATTAATTGTAGTTGTAAGATCAGTGTCCGTTTGACCTATTAGACTGTCAACATATTCTTTATGTGTCAATAACTTCCAGTTGCTACCATCAAAAAATTCTGGATTGAATAGCTCGCTGGAATATCGCATTAATCCCTGTTCACCTGTTGGTCTATCTGCAGAAGCACCGGTGGGTAATTTTAATGCACCCTGTGCATTGATCTCCAGAACACCACTTTCAGGCGTCAATGTTTCATTTGAATGATTTATTTTAATTGCCATACTATTCTCTTATATTGAAACAAAGTCAATAACTGCTGTCCATTCTATAATGTCTGCATCTATGCCCGAACAGGTAACTGTCATTTCTCCCGAAGAATCGAAACTTACCGTCGGTTCTGTTAAATTGCCTGTGTCCACATATGTATTAGTTACATAACCAGATATAATTGTTGTACCCTGTAAATAACAACCTTTTATTTCGTAGGCCGCTGTATTTGAGCCTTTACCAACAATATAAGCCGTAAAAAATGTTGTAGAATCCACAGTAAAATTTATACCGTCCCTGTCTACAAGCACTACTGGCAGCGAAGAAGAAGTAATTCCAGATAAGGTAATTTTTTGATTTTTTAAACCTATTTTAAATTTATCAGTGGTTGTGCCGTGTAGCTTTGTGTATATATCTGTCATTGTTCTTTATTCCAGCTTTCTAGAATCATTTCCTCTATATTATTTATTAGATTTTTACCTGGCTGCGACGCCGTCCATTTTTTCTCTGGGCACTCTGCTACCGCAAACGCGGCTTTGGCAGGTATATAACACCCACAACTTTTGCACATAGCAGTAGGCTTAAAATAAAGATCACAGGATTTACATATTTCCATGCGTTCGAGTTTTATTTGTTCACTAACTGTTTTAAACATATTAATATTTATAGATGACAAAAGGGACCTTGCGGTCCCTTTTTGCTTTGTGTATCCTGTTAGGGATTAAGCGTACTTGATTGTACCGATGTTGATCTTACCTAAGTAGTCAGCGGCATTACCAAGAGAGCTAGCTGTGTTAGTTAACTCAACATAACCATAACGTGTCATGAATGATACGACTGGTTCCATTGTGTTAGGATCTAAAACAACACCAGAACTCATCAATGGAATGTATGGGCAATAGAAAGCTGCCGCATCCATTTCATTAGGGCCTTTGTAACCGATTAGTACTGGAGCAGAAGCGTCAGCATAACTGTTTACATAAACCTTAACAGAACTGTTTAGTGTACCAACGAACTTAGTGTTTGTTGGAGCTTCGAATGTACCTTCTGTTGTACGTGCGAAAGCAGATGTAGTAGCAGATTGTAGAACTGTCAATGCTGTTGGGCTAACAACAACAAAGTTACCAGCGCCACGACGTGTGCGTTGAGCAATCTTGTTAGCAACATCATTGATCTGAATAGCTAAAACAGCGTGTTGGTCACCAACGTATGTAGGTGTACCTGTGAAGCTACCTGTTTGATCAAATGTATGTGTAGCTGTACCAGCAAGAGTCATTAGCTTACCTAAGATCTCTTGGTCGATTTCAGCTGTAATTTCTTGAGCTAGAGCAGCCATAATTTCTGCTTCAACGTCCAAACCGTGCATGGCTTGTGCGTCTTGAGCAGCTTCAAATGTCCAACGTGCAGACATTTTACGTGTTTTGGCTTCAACAGTTTGCTTCAAGATTTGAATGCTTAACTTCTTACCAATAGCACCTTCCATTGTAGCTGTAGCTTCTGGGCCTGGGTTGCTAGCGTTACCGTTACCAGAGTAAGCGGCAGCGATATCAAATGGACTCAAAGCTTCTGTACCAGCTGTAACGCCTGCGGCAGTTTCAGCATAACGTACACGTAGCGTGTGGATTTGACCAACTGGACCAGTCATTGGTTGAACACCGATGATCTCGTTAGCAATAACAGTAGGCATAACACGACGGATAACAGGTAAAATTACCTTGTTAAGAACAGCGATGTTACCGCTTTGTGTGGCACCTGCACTAGCAGATTCCATAATGTTTTTCTTTGTGTTTTCTAACACAGCTTCCATGACAGCCTTGCGGTTGCCATTGAGTCCTTCTAGTAGAACGTCTTTAGTTGCAGACCAATTCTGGGACTCGAAAAGTTTTTCAGACATGTTTGTCTCCTAAGTAAAATTACTTTCCTATTCCGGCTAATTTTCTAAGTGAAATGATATCTGCTGGTGCAGAGTCGTCACTAGAAGTTTTATTGCCAGTCACCGCAGTCTTCTGCGATGCTGTGCTCTCGGAAACCATAGTTTTACCCTTGTTAGGTACTACTGTTTCATTGAGTACGGCTGGTAGATACTTGTTGAAAGATTCGCGAAGGTTTTCTGTTTTAGTTGTCTTTAACAGATCTTCCATGATATCGCGTTTCTCTTTACCAAGAGGTGCTACCAATTCTTGCATAATGCCCTGACGCTTTACAGCATCCTCGGCAATACGAATCTTGCTCTGAGCTTGAGACAATGCTTGATCCTTAGATTCTACTAGCTTAGTTGCCTCTGCTAATTGAGATCTAATCTCTTCCATTTGGTCACTTAGCTTTTTAACCTGTGTTCCATCAGCAAATCCGCTTGCCATAAATTCAGCAGCAAACGCTTCCATGATCTTACGACCGAATGCGTTTTGACGACTGACTTGAATGTCTTCACGTAACTGAGTAATTTCAGTGCGCAGACTTTCAGCCAATAATTTTTCTGCTCTAGCAGCGGCTTCTTTAATGAACTTAGTTTTAGCTTCGGCAATAACTTTCTTGCCTTCAGTAACTAATTGTACACGAGCTTGTACAAGTTTTTGCTCATCTTCTTTAAGTTCTCTCAACTCTGCAGACAGCTTACGTAGTGCAAATTCTTCGAGTTTACCGAAGTTTGCTTGTTGTGTCTGACGGTCTTGTCTGAGTTCTTGAATTTCCTTGGCCATTTGTTCCATAACAAATTTATTAAGCAACTGTGCGTGCTCTTTCATTTGTTTTTTGTATGCAACTTTGGCTTCTACAACTTCACGTTTGTCAGTGGCAAATTCTTCGAATTCTCTACGAATTGCTTCTGTAATCATTTTGTCAGCGGCTTCAACGATCAAACCTTTGTCATGCTCATAGCGTTGACTAAATTCTTCACGTAGATTAGCTTCAACTTCTTCATGTAGTTGTTGTACTTTAGTGTCCCAAGCCTCTTGTAGAGTACTTTGAACTTCCTCAGATAAAACACCGGAGCCGAATAGTTCTTTTATATTGCTCATCATTGTCCCCTTTATTTCTTTAGGTTGTCGATGAACCTGAGAACCTCTTCCTTGAGGTGTTTTTGCGCTCTAGTATCATATCTTGCCGCATCAGCAACTCCCCAAAGGGCGTTGCGTCTACGATCGTGCATTACACGTTCGTAGATTGCTTTAGGATATGCATCCGGAGCACTAGGTTGTGCCACGATGTCCACCGTGACAATTTCAAAATCAGTAACGCCACCAGATTCATTGACGTTACCAGATCCCCTACTTGAAACACCTAGTTTAACACCACTCTCTAAAAGAGTTTTTACGATGTTACCCATTGGTGTAGGTAGGATTTTTAGCTTACCAATACCGTTGTTTTCGTTCATGTACATGTTTGTGATCATGTGACTAACGCGGTCTAAGTTAACTTGTAAGTCATCAGGGTGATCGGCTTCGCCAAGCACACTCATGCCATTTTTAATTTTTTCAGCAATGTTACTACATGCCCTAGCTATCTCACTCACGGGGTAAACTCGTTGGTTTTGATTTTTTACCCCGCCCTGAATGAAAATGCCTTCCATGTAGAGATCCTTGCCGCCACTGGCGTTTTCAATCAAGTGGGTACGCATACCAGCTTGATCAAATGTTAGGGCTTCTACTAATGGTAAGGCCATATTATTAACTCTTAGCTACTGGGCTAGTTTTGTTGCTCGCGCTGTCGCTGTTCTTAGGAGCAGAAACGTTTTTATAAGCAGGAGCTTTCTTATTGCCAGGAACGTTTACGTTACCAACATTGATAGCTGTTGCGCTAGGCTTGGCTAAGCCGCCTTCTGTGCCACCGCTTACGTTACCGCTGTTAACTTTAACTGCTTTAGCACCGTTTGCGCCAACTTTAGGACCACTGCTTACTGGGCTCTTTGTGTTCTGACCATTATCACCGTGTGTTGGTGCAGGCACTGCCGTTAAGCTAGCACTTTCACCTAGTGGGTCAAAACTTTCTTCTGTTTCTTCTTCGCCTTCTGGTGCACCCATGCCATCTGCCATGTCTGCGCTTGCATCGCCACCTAATTGGTCAGTAATCTTAGCGAAAAGATCACGTAACTCATCTAAAGCGTCATCTGCTTGCATCTTCAAGTCACCGGCTTCGCCTTCAGGAGCTTCTTCACCTGCTTCATCACCCATTGCTAGGTCAGCAGTTGCTTCTGGTTCTGTAGGCTCATCAGCTGGTAAATCAGCTGCCATAGGATCTTCAGGTTCTTCGTCGTCGGCTTCAGCAAAAAGACTTTCGTCTTCTAGCTCGTCGGCGTTGTCGATAATTTCTTCTTCGAAGTCTTGAGAGGCGCCAAAGCCTTCTTCGATTTCTTCGTCTTCTTCAAGTTGTCTGTCCAACTCGCTCAATTCTTCATAAATTGATTTGCCTTTTTGTACAAAGAATTGATGTAGCAACTCGCTTGCACGATCGTCTTCCTTGTTAATAAGGGCTTCTAATACTTGTTCTAGTGTATGTTTAGACATTCGGTTTTCTCCTTTTTGGCCAAAAGTATAAGTCTGTAGTATATTTACAGATATATTACAAATACTAGGAGAAATAGAGTTAAAAACGCAGTTTTCTATCAGGAAACTTGATTAAGTATGTACCCAATTACATGGCTGCCGGAGGTCTAGCGTAAATTGTAGCGTACATGTCTTTTCTTTGTTCCATTTCCATGTTACGAATTTCACGCATTTTTCTTAATTTACTTAAATGCAATAAAGTTAAACGTGGGCGCCTAGTATCCATTTTACTTTGTTTATGGAATTCGTCAGACTGTATATCTACGAAACCTTCTTTAACTTCCATTAATTTCATGCCGGAGCTCCTGGTGCTGGCGGTGATCCTAATGGACTTGCCGCTCCAGTATTTACCTGACTGCCTTCTTCTGGTGCAGGTTCCGCAGCTTCTATACCTGCAATCTGCCCCATGTCATCGTCAGTGGGTCTTTCAATACCTACACTGCTTAGATCACCGGACATACCATCGCCACTGGCTGGTGCTGGTATACCTGCTTCTGGATTTTCCTGAGTCCACATTGTTTCATTTTCAACAATTTCCTCATCAGTTAATCCTAAATATTTCTTAAGAACGAAACGCCTACTTAGGTAATTAACTTCTGCAAGTTGTCCAAATACTGCGGCTCTTGCATTATTAATCTCAATGTCACGATATTCGCTGAAACTTTGCGGTGGCAAGAATTGAAGTTTAAAAGTACTGGTATCAAGTTCTATGCCCTTTTTCTTCAAGAACATTTTAAATTCATTGTCCAAGGGATCAATAACCAAGTTTTGTAAACGCTGACAATACTTGTTAAAACGATACTCTTGGATAAACGCAGTACCTACTCTACCGTCATTAAACACCGCAGTGCCGTCATCTGGACCAGTAGGTAGATAACTGCTGGGGATACGCAGTGCTCGCATTAATTTATTAGTAAAATATTTTAAGTCGTCAATCTGTCCCAGATTATCACCGCCAGGTAATACTTCAACTTTTGACCCACGACCTTCTGCGGTTTGAGCAAAGAAATAGTCCTCTAACATGCTTAGTGGGTTATAACTGGCGTCCATCATACTAGTTCCACCGCCGGTTCTGCTGGGAATACGACGTTGATGTATCTCATTTTTTACTCGCTCAACAAAGCTCATAGCCATGTTAGCTGGCATGTTACCTACGTCAATGTAAAATACTCTGCGTTCTGGAGCACGTTGTACGCGATAGATAATGATACTGTCTTCTAACAATGATTTTTGTTGGAATACTTTATAGATACTTTCCAGTATACTAACACCAAAAGGATAATTAGTATCCATGCCTTCACTGAGACTTAGATGCACTACGTGGTTTGCACTAACCGGAGTTTCCACATTATTTGCATTGCCCTGGTTTCCGTTGGCTGTGGCAAACTGAGTAAATGCATTTTTATTGAACTGTGTTGGTCCATAATTTTGATCTGTGATCAAAGGTTCAGACGCAACTTTATTCATTACGTCCAAACTGATATTCTTAAGAATATACTGTTCTATTTCTCTGCCCTTGGCTTCGTTGATAATTAACTTGCTTACGTCTTGTGCATTGACATAGTACAATTCATAGGTTTCAGGATCACGAATAAAGAATTGATCACCGTATTTCAGTGAGTTTCTGAACATACGCCATACTCGTTTGTTCCATGAATTAATCATACACCACTGTCGCAGGCTGCGATTAAGAACGTTTACTTCTGCATCTGTGGGTTCAGTAAAATGCTCTATGCTAAAGGGCAAATTACTTTCATGATCAAATTGTGTACAAAACTCTGCAATAGTGTCTATGGCTGCATTGACTTCACTGTCATTGTCCATGATCTCATATTGCAGATATCTATCTACTCTGTTGGGGGCGCCTGTATAGACGTCTTTTAACCAACTACTGAATTTGTTACTTGAACCTGCATGCTGAGATTGGCCGCGTTTATTGCCCGCTATCTCGTTTGCAGTTTGTGGTATCTGAAAGTGTTTTCGCCAACTCATTTATTTTATCCTGTTTGTTATTTATGGTTATTATGCAGTTCCGTACAACGATTTATTACGTATATACCTACCATTGGCGTCATTGATACTGGCATTTTTACCGTTTACACTTAGGTTAGCGTCACTGCTTTCTATTAATGATTCCATGTTTCTATTCAATGCTATCAATTGTTTAGTATTTTCATTTTCCTTCATTGATTTCTGATCCAGCGCAGAAGTCTGTGCATTGACTAATGTATCATTGATACCTTGGTCAGACATATCATTGGCATTGCCATAACGCAGTGCTGCCTTGGCTCCATTGGCCTGATCCAGTGTCATTACATTGCCATTCAATGATACCTTTTTGGATTCTACTGTTTTTGTATCTGCAGAATCACCAAATAACTTTTTGCCCAACCAACTACTCTTTAGCCAGTCCCATAATGCGGTAAATGGCTTTGTGATTGCACCCCATAAAGCGTTAACGCCATCATAGATACCACCTGCCAGCCACTTTATGCCGGCTGCAAGATAATCAAAAGATTTATATAATAGATAACCCACAGCGGCTATGCCCGCAACAACTGCTATAACTGGTGCAGCGGCCACTAAAAATCCACCTACTACAGTGGCTGCGCCCGCTAGTGCTGTACCCAAAGTTGCTAAAACAGGTAATAATAAGCTGGCCGCGCTGGCAAGGCCAGCGCCTAATCTACCCAATATAGTTAAAAATCCTGTGCCTAGAGCTTTACTAGATGCCCATAGATTTGCTATAAATGCTGTTAGTGCCGGTATAGCACCACCATGTAATGCCATATAAGCAGAAACTGTGCTAATAGCACCTGTGATCACAGGTGCTAGCTGTAACAATAGTCCAGTTACTGTACCAAATACGCTGACCACGCCGCCCCATTTAACTAAAAATTCACCCAGCGCGCTGTTTGCATTTTCACGTAGTAGTGCTTCTCCGGCAATGGTCATGGCCGTACCAGTCAGTGCTACTGTTACGCCGGCAATGGCTCCTGCAAATTTTTCTACTGTATTTCCTGCCTTGGCAAGTTTAGATTCTGTTTGTGATAACTGCTTTGGTTGAGGTCCTTGATTTGCTGTTAATTGTTCTTGCTGAGACATACTCATAGCCTGTGCGGCAGTTAACTCGGGACGCTGTTTACGCAACTCCTGTGCCCGTGCTATTCTTGCATCGCGTTCACTGGCCAGTCTGGCGGCAACATCTCGTTCTTTGTCTGCAAGACCGGCAAAACCAGTTCTAGATGTTGTGTTTGTAGCTGCGACACCCGCTGCTGCTGGACCAACTTTGCCGGTGCCCATTGCACCATTTATCAAACCTATTCTTGTAATTGCAGTGGTAATTACACCCACTAACCCTTTTACGCCATTGGCCAATAATCCAAATCCAGATACCAACAATGTTCCCACTGTTAGTAATCCTAGGAACCCACCTACAACTGTTCCCAGACCGGTGGCTCCCAGCAACTTACCCAGCCATTCCAAGGGAGTTAATAATGTTTTAACTGTGGCAGCAAAACCATTCAACACTTGGAACATAAATGTCCAGTCAATACCGTTTAATAACTGCAAGAATGGCACCATTAATTGATTCATGTTTGCACTTAACTTATTGACTTCTGTGTTAAAGTCCTGTGCCGCTTTTTCTCGTGTACGTTTTTCTACATTAGCTTCTGAATTATATGCTCTAGCTTCCTGGGCCATGGCTAGAATTTCTCTGGCAGCCTGGCCTGCGGCGTCTTTAGACGTGGAATATACACGTAGCTGTTCGCCCATGGTGCGTTCTGCTTCCAGTGCGGATTCGCGCATTCGCTGTCTATCCTCTTCGCTGGGTGTAAATCCCTGAGCAGCTCTGCTCATTTGTCGTTCTACTTCATTGTATAAGCTAGGTGCTAGACCAGCAATAGATCTACCCATTTCATTGAATGTCAGTGGCAGTCCAGATGCCGCGGCCTGTGCCGCTTCATTGGCTAGCTTTTCACCGGTTTTTCCAAACAATGCCGTCATGTTCGCACCCACAGCTTGCATGGCAGCACTGGCTCGATCGCCGCCTGTGCCTAGAGCGGCTAAAAAGCTATTAACCGTGGGGTCATTGACTAACTTAATGGCAGCGTCTGCCATTTCCTGAATGGTTTTACCTGTTCTATTCGCCAAATTATCAAATTCATCGCCTAGAACTTTGGATGTTCTGATAACTGCATCCTGTGCTTGCCTGCCTTTTAGACCCTGTTGAACTGACGCTTTTAACTGTTGTGCTGTAAATTCTGCCAGTTGTTCGTTGCTCATGCCTAGATTACCCACACTGGCTGTGGCACCACGCACACTGTTAATCAATGTACCAAAGTTACGTGCACCCTGTGACGCACCATCGCCCAGCTGTGAAAATGTACCGCCTGTGGCAGTTAGAGCTTTGTTGAAATCACTTAGAGTTAGTCCAGCTGACTTAGCAGTTACCGCAAAATCCAGAACACCGCCACTGATACCACGTTGCAGTGCGGGTCTAAGGTCATCTGCATAATTTACAAATCCAGCAACTAAACCGCCCATGCCCGCTGCCAGCTTGGCCATGGGAGTATCCAATGCTCGTATAGCACTGAACA